TGGTACTAATATAACTGATGCTTTTGATCTTGATGATGGTCAGAGAGATCAGTATTATGATTATTCAACTCTTGTAAGAAAACCAGGTTATACAGCACCAACACGTAGAATATTGGTAATAGTTGATCGTTTTCTTACCACATCGGGAATTAACCCATATACAGTAGACTCATATCCTTCATCTGAATATAAGATCATCCCAGATTATGATACTGATAATCTTAGAGATGTTATTGACTTTAGACCAATAGTTGCTGAGGCATTGACTGGTGCAGGTTCTGTTGCTTCTCCATGGACTTTAAATGCTACTAAGTACCTTGACTTTGATAATAGAGCATTTACTGGTAACTTAACTGGTATTCCTGGTGTTGGGGATACTACTATTCTTAGTTTACAGCACTACCTTGGAAGGATTGATAAGGTCTTTATGAACAAGGACAATGTTGTTCAGGTAGTTAAGGGTGCACCTGCTACCAATCCAGCTCCTCCTGATGACATTGATGATGCAATGTTACTAGCAACATTGAGATATGAACCATACGTATTTGATGTTGAAGCAGATGTAAGCATAGTAGAGACTAACTTTAAGAGATATACATTCAGGGACATTCAGGTTCTTGAGGATAGAATTAAAACATTAGAATACTATACACAGTTATCACTACTTGAAGGTGAGACTGCAGGTATGGAGATCAGAGATGCTAGTGGTCTTAGCAGATATAAGAATGGTTTCATCGTAGATAACTTTGCAAGTCTTGCTACTGCTGACACATTACATCCTGACTTTAGAGTCTCTGTTGATTTTGAAGAAGGTCAAATGAGACCTGCTCACTATACAACTCAGGTTCCATTAGCATACGGTACAAGTAGTGCAAATGTACAGGAAACAAATGAGATTATCACACTTCCATATAGTGATGCTGTTTTAATTGATCAACCATATGCTTCTGCTGTGGAGAACGTTAACCCATTTAACGTCTTTACATATGTTGGTGATGTTGTTTTATATCCTGAGAATGATAACTGGGTAGATACCAAATCACTTAGTCCTCTTAAAGGACCTACTGTTGAAGGTAACTTCATGACAACAGTAAGAGAATATAATGCAGACCAAAATGGTTTCTCTCCTATTCATTGGAACGCATGGAAGACCACATGGACAGGTACTTCTGTAACCACAGACGTTGGTTCATGGAGAAGAAGCGGTAAGCATCGTAGAAGAAGAGATAGAACTATTACAACTACCACAACCACAACCACGAAGCAAACAAGAAGTGGTATTAGGTACAGAGTTACTCCTGTTATTGAACAGCAGTCACTTGGTAGTAGAGTTGTTTCTGTTGAGCATATTCAGTTTATGCGTTCTAGAAACATTGAGTTCAGTTGTGAGAAGTTAAAACCAAGAACTAAGTTCTTTGCATTCTTTGATGGCATCACACTTCCTAAGAAACTAATTACTCCTAAGATAATGGGATTAGTTAAGGATCCATCTACTGATGCACAGACAAACAGTATTCCATTCCAAATTGGTGAAACAATCCATGTTACCAAAGGAAATGGTAAGTTTAGATTTAAAGGTAGAGTTGCAGCTCCTAATGAAGGATATAATATTAACCCAATAGACGGTACAGATATTACTACTATCTCTGATTATAAGTCTAACCTAGCATTTGTTAATATTGATACCAAGGCACTTGCTGATCAAGTAAAAGGTACATATTATGGTTCTCCTAAGATCAATGACTATATTGTTGGTGAAACATCTGGTGCTATTGCTAAGATTAGTAATAAAGACCTAGTTACTGATAAGAAGGGTAAATTGAGAGGATCATTCTTTATTGATCAACCTAATGTTGAAGGTAACATCAAATTTAAGACTGGTACTAAACTATTCAGATTAAGTGATACTGATAATGATAGTAAGGTAGTTGGTATCTCAGATAGTAGTGGTGAAGCAGAATTTAGTTCATCAGGTTTATTAGAGACAACTCAGGAGACAATCATCTCAGTTAGAAATGCTAAGGTGACATCTGAGGATATGAAGGATGCTAGAACTTTGACTAGTTCTAGTACATCAACTGCGGAAGAGACTAGATGGGCAGACCCACTTGCACAAACCTTCCTAGTTGAGGACTCAGTTCTTGAGGGTGGTGTATTCCTAACTAAGATTGATATATTCTTCTTCCAAAAAGATGAAGAGATCCCTGTTGCATTGGATGTAAGAACAGTTGAAAATGGAACTCCAACACAGGATATACTTCCATTCTCTAAGGTAGTTAAAGATCCTGAGGATGTATTCATATCTGCTGATGCTTCTAAACCTACTACGTTCACATTCAAATCACCTGTATTCTTACCATTCAGACAAGAACATGCAATGGTTCTTACATCTGATAGTAACCAGTATAAGGTATTCATATCATTACTTGGTAAGGATGCTATTGATGCTGCACACTCTGGAGAGAAGATATCTGAACAACCATATATCGGTGTTCTATTCAAGTCACAGAACGCATCAACATGGACACCTTCACAGTATGAAGACTTGATGTTCAAGATTTACAGAGCAGAGTTCACAATTCCTACCACAGCAGCAAATAGTACACTTGTACTAGAAAATGCACAGTTGGGTGAATCTAATGGTGGTTTCTTAAATCTAAGAACCAATGCGTTCCAGACAACATCTGGTAGTGATGAGATAAGAGTATTCCATGGTAACCATGGTCAGCAATCTAATCTTAACTATGTTGAACTCAGTGGAGCAATATCAGAAATTGCGGATACCACTATTAATGTGGGTGCAGGTTTGACTACGACTGCTACTTCTGTGACTGTTGCTGATGCATCTCAGTTCCATACAACTATTGGTGGATCTGCTGTTGGTAGTTCAAATACTGGATTTATCAGGATCAGAGGAAGTCAGGAAGATGGTAGTGGCGATGAGATCATTGCATACGATAGTATTGCAGGTAACGTCATCAACTTCAACTCAACTGGTAGAAACTATTCAGGTTCTTCAGGATCTTCAACTGGTAAAGCACATGCTAATGGTGCAGTAGTTGAGTGTTATAACCTTTGCGGTATACCTCTTACATTAATTAATACTACTCATAACAATACAACTGGTGGTCTAATATCAATTAACAGTCCTCATAGTTACAACTTAAAGATAACCAATAAGACTGCTGATAAGAGTATTAACTGTGGTGGTCCTAATTTAACAGTATCACAGAACGTTCCATGGGATGTTCTTACACCACAGATACAGAGTCAGGTAGAACCTATGACCAGTTTGTCTGGTAGAGTTAAGGGTACTAGTGGAACCTCATGTGGTCCTTTCCCTGCTGGCGAGAGTGCAGAGATATCATTTACTAAGGATGCTGCATGGCAAGACATTACTATTGCTGAGGAGAACTACTTCCCAGACACTAAGATTATTGCTAACCAGTTGAATGAGATCAACAGAATGAGCAGTGCTAAGTCATTCACTATGGAATTAACTCTTGGTACTGAGGTAAGTCACTTATCTCCTGTTATTGATCTAACCCAGTGTGCTGTTATTACAACTGCAAACCAGTACAACAATATTACTCCAACCACAGGTATTGGTGGAGAGTGTGCGGGTAACTATATTACTAAGGTTGCTAGACTAGAGAAGAGTGCTAGTGGTATTAAGGTCATGCTTGCTGCTAATACATTCAACCAGTCTAAGATCGTAGTGATGTACAAGTTGGTTCCAGTTGGTTTTGCAGGTAACCTTGATGACCTAGAGTTCCAGTTCTTTAATACAGACGGAAAACCAGATAGCGGTGAGTTAGTTCCTCAGAATGATCTAACCACATTCACTGACTATGAGTTTACCATTGAGGATACTGATGACTTTGATGCATTCCAGATCAAGATCAGTCTACTTAGTTGGAGACAACCATACATACCTAGAGTAAAAGACTTTAGAGCGATAGCGTTAGCATAATGGAAAAAGACATAATTGAACTGATCCCTGTCGAAGGACACAACTCACTCGGTAGGGATCCAAATTCTAATGCGATAATAAATACCGACCTGAGTGCGTATGAATCTTATAAGAAGGCACGTGCAGAAGCAAGAAGAAAAGCAGCAGAAATGGATGCTTTGAAGGGTGAGGTTGCGGAATTAAAAAGTCTTGTAAAGAGTTTGATTGAGAAAGAAGATAAATAAAGTTAAGCTAAATAATATAGTTGTAAAAGAATGGCTAGTGCTGTATCCAATTTACTGATATATCAGGGTTCTGACTTCATCATCGACTTCACTATTGAAAACGATAATGGAACAGTATTCAATTTGACTGGATATACAGTAGCATGTAAAATCAAAAAGCATTACACAAGTAGTACGTCCACTACTGTAACTGCTGCAGTTCTATCACCTGCAACCAGTGGGCAGATTCAATTATCTCTCACAAATGGACAAACGGCCGCAATGAAGTCAGGTCGTTATGTATATGATGTCGTTATCACAGCAACATCTGGTATCAAATCCAGAGTTCTGGAAGGTTCTGTCAGCGTACTTGAGGGGGTAACAATTTAATGGCAAGACTAAGATTTGGAGATCAATCAGTTCCAAGAGTAACCAGAGTCGCCACTGGAGGTGGTGGAGGTACTATTGGTGGTATGTCTGATGTGGATCTCACAGACGTATCTCAAGGAGGACTAGCAGACGGTTCAGTTCTAGTCTATTCTGCTGCAGACACAAAATTTGTTCCAACAAACGTATTAAACAACATCACTATCAACGGGGGTAGCTTCTGATGGCATCAAATATACTCATTAAAAGGAGTACTGGTTCAACCGCACCAGGCACCATTACATATGGTGAATTAGCACTTACTACTGGTGCAAACGGTACTCAAGCAAATGCTGGTGATCGCCTATTTGCAGGTGATAACAACGGTGCTGCACAGGTAGTTGGTGGTAGATACTTCACAGACATGCTTGATCATGTCCATGGAACTCTAACCGCAAGTTCTGCTGTTGTTCTAGACAGTAATTCAAAGATTGATAACTGGAATGTTGATGACATTAACTTAAATGCTAACGTCATTACAACAGCCACTACTGATGCTGACCTTATCTTCCGTGCAAATGGCACAGGTAAACTGGTTATTGAAGATGGTCAGGAACTAGAATTTGGTACTACAGGTGACGTAGAATTTGTATTTAACGACTCTGATGCTGTTGTGGACATCAAGCGTGTAGCAGGTACCCCCGACTTGCGTATCGCTGATGACATGAAGCTTCATTTCGGTAATACAAAGGATGCTTCCATATACTATGATGAGACAACTTCTGACAAAATCCAAGTAGAGGGTGCAGATTGGAACTATGCTGTCGGTGTTACTGCAAGTTATGCGGATACAACTGATGCTTCCAACGTAGCAGCTGCATCTGTAACCTTTGCTGGTGGTATTGGTGTTTCAGCAACCACATGGACTAAAGACCTTAAGGTTGATGACAACACAACTCTTGGTACTGCAGCTGGCGACCTGTTGACAGTTAATGCAACCACAACGTTCCAAAACGGTGTGACATTTAACGGTCAAACAACTATTACTGGTACTACACAACAGACTGGTCAAATTGAGGTTGACAATCTAAAGTTAGATGGTAATACACTTTCTACTATTAATGCTATACAAGAATTGATTATTGACCCATATCCTGCAGGTGGCGACGCTGATGGATTGGTTATAATCAAAGGTGACCTCCAAATTGATGGTACAACAACGACTGTTAACAGTGCTTCAATGTCTGTTAACGATCCTACCATTGAATTGGGTGATCCTACTACTCCTGTAACAGTTAAAACTCTTGCTACCTTTGCAGGTAACGCAACAGTTGCTGTTCAAGTTGACAGTGTGGAACAGTTACAAGCAGGTGATGCTATAACTGGAACAGGTATTCCTGGTGGCACAACTATTGCTTCTATCAATACAGGCACAAAAACACTTACACTAAGTGCAGCAATCACTGCTGACCAAGTAGTTGGTGCTACATTAGTTACTGTCAGAGGTGCTGATGATGCAATGGATCGTGGTGTTAAGGTTCATTACAACACATCTGGAACCAATAAATTTGGTTTCTTTGGTTATGACCGTACAGGTGGTAACGATGGAGCAGGTGCATGGACATTTATTGAAGATGCAACTGACACAGGTACTGTTTTCGGTGTAACTGGAAACCGTGGTACTGTTCTTATTGGTGATCTTGAATTAGATAACGACCTCGTAGTTCAATACGGTGGTACTGGTGCTAGTTCATTTACCACAAATGGTATCATATATGGTAACAACACAGGTGCTTTACAGGTAACTGATGCTGCTAACATGGCATCTCCTGGTACTACACCTGACGTAACAGAATCCTACCAGATATTAACCGTCACTTCAGCTGGAGTTCCAGTCTGGACAAACACAATCGACGGTGGAACTTTTTAAAACTTTATTAAAATGAATGCACAAATTGTTATTTCTAGATTACAAAGAAAAGTCTCTGAATTGACCCTCATTAATGTGATGCTGGAAGCACAGGTCGAAGACCTGCAAACCCAGTTAAATAGTATAAACGAACAAACTAGTGATGCACAAGTAGATGGCAACGAGAATCAAACTCAAGAGATCGACGACAGCAGCAGCGGTCCCGACGACTTCTAATTTAGAAGACGGTGAGATAGCCCTTAATATAGTCGATCAAAAATTATACGCCAGAAATGGTGGTGCGATAGTTGAAATTGCGAACCAGAAACCGAATGTCGGTGAGGTGACAACCAACATGCTGGCCACTGATATCACGAATGGTCCTACTCACACATGGTTTGTTAATAAGTCTGGTAATGATAATACTACTCTAGCTAACTCTGGTGCAAATGGTAAGCATTCAGATTCTTCGTTTCTTACAATCGCTAAAGCACTTACTGTTGCACAGTCTGGAGACACTATCCTAGTAGGTACTGGTACATTCCAAGAAGTATTTCCTTTAGCAATTCCCGATGGTGTCACTTTACGTGGTACTAATTTACGTTCAACAATTGTTGAGCCAACTCCTGCGACTAAAACTAATAACGCAATGAATCTATCAGGAGACTGCCATGTCTCTGATATGACAATTACAGGTTTTGAATATGATAGTGGTAACGATAAGGGATATGCATTCGTTCTAGTATCAACAGTTGACTCAAATAAGAGTCCATATATTGAAAGAATAACCGTAACTACTAAAGGTAGTGTCACTTCTGCATCAGATCCATATGGATTTGCACAGGGAGATGCAGGTCGTGGTGCTAAATTAGACGGTGCATTAATAAATTCCAATTCACAACACGCTTCAGTCCTCTTTAATGAGTGTACTTTCATTACACCTAACCAGATTGGTCTTCTACTAACCAATGGTATTCGTTGTGAGTGGTTAAATTGCTTCAACTACTTTGCTTCTATTGGTGTACAAGGTATACAAGGTGCCACAGGTAAGTATGGAGCAGGTCAAACAAGATTAAAACTAGGTGGTACGAGTGGTACTTTCTCTGCTGCTGAGGTAGTATACCAGTTAGAAAATGGTTTCCAGTCAGGTACATATGCTAGATCAGGAACCACTGTCACTCTAACAAGAACTGGACATGGTTTAGTCTCTAACGACTACATCTATGCAGACTTTATCAGTGGTGGTGCTACAGATAACTTCTATCAAGTCACTAAAGTAGACGATAACGTTGTTACATTTACTGATAGTGCATCTGGTACTATAGCATCTGGTAACGTCACTTATAAAAAAGCAGTTGGTCGTGGTGTTATTGCTAGTAATGATGGTACTTACATTTACATTAATGGTAAGGGATCTGGAGAATTTGTCACAACAACAAAACCAGTTAAGGTATTAAGTAGATTTGGTGACACACAGATTGACACCGCACAAAAGAAATTTGGATCAGGTTCACTATTATTTGACGGTACACAAGATAACTTGATGGTTCCAACCGATGAAGACTTCGGATTTGGTACTGCAAACTTCTGTATGGAGGCATTCATACGTCCAGCTAGTGTATCTGGTACTCAGCATATATTTGATCTTAGAAATGCATCATCCACAGATACTGCAGGTAAACTTTATCTTAATGGTACTGCACTTCATTATGGCGTAGGTAACTCATCCACACTTAATGGTGGTACTCTATCCACAGGCACATGGTATCATGTTGCTGTTGCAAGAAATGCTGGAACTACTAAGATATTCCTTGATGGTACAGAATTAGCAAGTGGTGCTGATACAAATGACTATGGTACTACTAAACCAATAGCAATTGGTTCTAACTATGACACCTCTTCTCCAGCTGAAGCATTCAACGGACATATTGATGAGGTAAGATTTAGTAAAGGTGCTGCTCGTTTCACTGCTGCATTTACTCCTACCACAGGTGCATACGTTTCAGATAATAATACTGTACTACTATTACATGCTAATGGTGACGATGCTTCAACAACATTCACTGATGAATCTGGTGGAACATCTGATATCAGATCAAATGGTGGAGACAGTGCTACTCAGGTAACTACTGCTGACTACTCTGCATTTGGTGCTGAGTTACGTTCAGTTGCTTCTGCATGTGTATATGGTACGAAGGGTGTACAAGCAAATGGTTCTGGTGTAAAACTCTTATTGACTGCACATAACTTTGCTTATGTTGGTGCAGGTTCTGACTATACCAATGACCCCTCACTTGCTGTTCAGGTAAACGAAGTAGAAGAACTGAATAGTGGTAAAGTATTATACTCATCAACTGACCAAGACGGTGACTTCCGTGTTGGTGATGCTTTCACAGTTGATCAATCGACTGGTAATGTTCAGTTTGCTGCAACATCTACTGCTCAGTCTGCTGCTAACATCACCTTAAGTGATGGAACTGGTACTACTAACATCTATCCTGCATACATTGAAACAGGTAACTTACGATTAGCAGGTAACAGTCTTACATCTACGTCAGGTAAGATCATCCTCGACCCTGCAGGTGACGAAGATATTCAGTTGAATGGTCAGGTTATTGCTCCAGAAAATATTTACTTTGCCCCAAACAGATTAGCATCTTTCCTAGGTACTGGTAACTCTTCTGTTGCGTTCACAGTTGGTACTTATGCACAAGCAGGTTTCTCTTCTTTTGGTATATTCTCTAACAAGAACTTTGGTGTTAACAAGAAATCTCTTAACGAAACCACTGGTATTACAATAACAAACGAAGGTTCTGGATATACACCTGGTTCATATAGTGCTGCAACTCTATCAAACCCAGATCTAGTTGCTAGTGCAACCGCAGTCCTAGCAACTGATGGTGCGATTGGTACTGTTACCGTTACTAATCCAGGTACTTTATATACCGCAGCACCAGGTGTTACTACTAGCATATCTCCCTCATCAGGTATTACAACCTTCTTAGTTTCTCTAGAACAAGGTGGTAAGGTAGCAATCATTGCTGTACCAGGTGGATCTGGTGGTTCTGGATATACTTCACCAACAGGAACATTTAGTGCTCCTCCTAATAGAGACTTTGATGCTAATACTTCTATTGCCAATAATGCAATTACATTTACTCAGACAACCTTCTCTAATGGAGATAGAGTTGTTTATGACAACAATTCCAATCCAGACTTAACTAACCTTACAAGTGGTACAACATATTACGTTGTAAACAGAAATAGTGAAACCAACACTCTTCAACTTGCTGCAACTTCAGGTGGTACTCCAATCGTTCTAAGTGCAACTAGTGGACAAGAAATACACCAGATTAGGGGTGTAACTGCTACTACTGGTGCAGTAACTGTAGCTGCTGGTGTTATCACTGCTGTTGCCATTGCTGACGCAGGTTCAGGATATACAGTCGGTGCTTCTCCAACTCTTACTATGAGTGAGGACAGTGATCCAGGAGTTACAGCTGCGACATTTACAATTACACTTGGTGCTCCGATTTCTACTATCACCACTACAGGTGATGGTATATACCCATCTATTCCAACTCTGACTATTACTGCTGCAGGTACTGACCCTGTGGGATCTGGTGGTGCTGCAACAGTTGCAAACTTAACTTATGCTGTTGCTTCGATTACTCTAAACAGTGGTGGTTATGGATACTCCTCAACACCAAATATAAGTTTTACTGGCGGTAACGCAACTAACGATGCTGTTGCTACTGCTACTCTAGACACAGAATTAGGACAAGTCTCAGCAATTGAGGTATCACAAGGTGGTGAGGGATATGATGCAGTTCCTACCGTTGTTGTTTCTGGTGGATCTGGTACAGGTGCTACGATATCACTTACAGTATTACCCGTTGGTGGTAATATATCTGCTGGTGGATCTGGATATGCTGCAGGTACTTATCAACAGGTTGCACTAACTGGTGGAACTGGTACAGGTGCTGCTGCTGACCTAACGGTTCAAGGTTTATTTGGTACTATTACAGCTGGATCTGGTGGTACTAATGGTGAATACATGCAGATCGACATGGTTAATAATAACCCTGCTGCAACATGGCCAGTTACCACACAGCAGAAAATAGAGATGGCATCCACTGTTAGTGGTCATACAGGAACCATAAACGTTGGCGATACTGCCACAGGTGCAACATCTGGTGCTGTTGGTGTCGTAAGTTATGTTGGTGCTTCTGCTCCTGGTACTGATAGTTTTGTATTCCTGAACGATCCAATCACTTCAGGTACATTCCAAGATAACGAAGTAGTTAACTTCTCTAGTGGTGGTAGTTTAACCACTAGTGGTACTCCCCAATCAAGAGGAAGATTTTTCATTAACACTGGATCTGGTGCGGTTGAAGCACCAAGTCTTACTATGGTTCGTGGTAATACATATCGTTTTGATATGTCGGACTCTAGTAACGCAGGTCATCCATTCGTTTTAGATGGTACATCTCAGGCTGCTACTACTGAATTCCAAACAGTAACATTCGGATCTGCAGGTCAAGCAGGATCATTTGTTGATATTGTTGTTAAACCTTCTGCGACTATAGGCAATACTGCATACTACGAGTGTTCAGTACATGGTCGTGTCATGTCGCAAAATGCCTTCATTAACGTTACTGCAGGTACTGCAGGTGAATATGGTCATGGTGCACAGATGAACATCACCGTTGCAGGTGGTGTGGTTACTGTAGCAGAATTTGCAACAGGTATGCAAGGTTCTGACTATAAGGTAGGTGACGAACTTAGAGTAACAAGTACTTCTCTTATTGGTGACATTGTTGGTTTCTTATACACAATCACTGGTGATAACACTGGTGTCTTTAGTGTAACTAACATCCAAGCAGCTGGATCAGGATATCAAGTTGGTGATCAACTATCTGCTGATGATGCTAACCTTGGCGGTGGTGGTGGTTCTGGTTTCGTATTTAACGTAACTAAGGTAGGATATATTAGTACTGCTGCTGTATCCACAGGTGGTGGAGGAGCAGGTTTCTTCAGTGGGCAAGATCTAGTATTTGATACATTACAGTTTACTGGAATGGGTGCTGGTAGTAACTTTGCTATGACAGCAAATACTATTGACACTACTGGTATCACAACTATCTCTGGTGATGGTTCATTAACATCAGACAAATATTCTTTCTCAACCACAGGTGATTTAACAATCGGTATCGGTGATGCTACCAATACTACCATCTCCAATAATACTGTTACATCTGTAACTGCAAACTTTACTGGTAATGCGACCATCGGAACCAACGCTACTGTTGGTGGAACCTTTGGTGTTACTGGTATATCAACCTTCACAGATAATATTACAGCTAATGGTCTAGACAACCACATCTTAAATGGTAAGTATGGTATGCAGAATGGTACTAATCTCGTTCCTAGCATTTACCTATCAGCAGACACTACTACTGGTTTTTACAGATCAGCTGCTCACGAAATTAGTATTACTCATGATACAGTACAAAAGCATGTATTCTCTGCAACCAGTATACAAACTGCAGGTGATATTATTGCTGATAGTACTATCGGTAATGCTGCTCCATTCTTTAAGGTAGACTCTACTGCTGAAACTCTTACTGTTGGTACTGCAAACTCTGGACTTCAACTTAACAACGCTGCTGTACTGACTGCTGCAGGTCAAGATGCTGACATTCCTGTAACCATCACTCCTAAAGGTGAAGGTGACATGATCATCACTGGTGGAACTAATAGAGAATTTGTGGTTAACGATGGTACAGTTGGACAAAACAAATTAAAAGTAGAAACTACTACTGGTGATACAGAAATAACTGGTACTTTAAAAGTTGATGAGAAACTTAAGTTCGTAACATCTGCTATTGAAAACGCAGACATTGGTGGTACTAACTCTTTCGGTGAGATAGTCACAGTTGGTATTACTGGTACAGGAACAGGTTACACTGATGGTTCTTACACCGCATGTACTGTAACCGCAACGACTGGTATCGGTGTTGGAGCAACATTTGATGTCACAGTATCTGGTGGTGCGATTACTGCTGCAACAGTAACTGCTGCTGCTAAAGGTCACAACTATTATGTTGGAGAAGAGATTACACTTAACCCTGCTACGATTGGTGGTGGATCTGGAAACACTATTACTATTCTTGACACACAGGGTCAAGGTATAACACTAAAACCAGGCGGTGGTAAGAGTGTCTATGTTAAGTCAACTGGATCATTTATTATTCCATCTGGTACTACAAACCAACGTCCACTTGCTAATGACAGATTAACTGGTGCGATAAGATTTAATAATACTCAGTTACAGTTCGAGGGATATAATGGAACTGACTTTGTATCTCTTGGTGGTGT